TTTATTCCATGATTTTTCCAACGCAGTTGTTTGATGTGCGTAGGGCTTTGTCTTAAATTTATAATCCATCTTCTACTTTCTAGTTGACAATATAAACATGGATCTCTATATTGTCAAGCATGAAAGACAAAGCGATAGTATATGTTATTCAAGAAATCCCAGGCACTAAGGAAGGTAGGCCTAAGATTAATATTATGGGAGCTCAAAAATATGGCGAAATAAAAGTCTTATTAAGAGAAGACTCTCAAATTATTTTTAGTCCAGGTCCTATTATTTTTTCTTTGCGTACTAAATTAAAAAATTTTACGCGAGATGATTATTTACTTCTTACAGGGGACCCTGCCATTATTGGCGTTGCCTGTTCAGTTGTGTCAGATATAACTAATGGTAAATATAATTTACTAAAATGGGATCGACAAGAAAAAATGTACTATCCAATTCAAATCAATCTATACGAGAAAGGAGAAATTGATGAATAATGAAAATCTAAGAGAACAGTTCGTTGCAGATGCACCGCAACAGGTGGACGAATTAGAAAATGTTAGAAGTCTTTCTAACTACGTAATTGATCTTCAAAAATTAGAAGGAGAAATAATGAAAGAAGAAGCTCTTTTAAAACAAAAGAAAGAACGAGCTGATAAAATTTCTTCAGAAGTTATTCCTGAAATTATGGAATCAATGAAATTAAAAACACTTAAACTTCAAGATGGTTCAGCCATAGAAGTTAAAGAGGTTTATAGCGCTACCATTCCTGTAGCAAACAGGGAACGCGCTTATCAATGGCTTCGAGATAACGACCTAGGTGATCTTATTAAGAATGAGATTACTGTTTCCTTTGGTCGTGGCGAAGACGACAAGGCAAGTGAATACACGAGCCTTGCAGAGAGTAAAGGATATCAACCTTCACAAAAACTGAAAGTTGAACCTATGACTCTTAAAGCACTGTACAGAGAGCGAGTTGAAAATAAAGAAGACTTGCCTTCTGAACATTTTAATCTGTTTAAGGGAAACAAAACAAAAATAACAAGGAGCAAATAACATGCAACAAGCGACAAGAGACGTTACTGAAAAAAAAGAAGGTAACTTACCAGCGAAAATCGACTTTATAAGCGATGCTGGAGCAGGACTTGAGAATATAGATAAAGACGATTTAGCTTTACCATTTCTTAAGTTATTACAATCTGGTTCGGATGAAACTAAAAAGAAACATGCGAACTATGTTGAAGGAGCAGAAGCTGGAATGTTTTATAATACAGTTACAAAAAAACTGTATAATGGAGAAAAAGGTATTGAAGTAATACCTTGTTTCTACAAATTAACATATCCAGAATGGGCACCTTTCGAACGAAAGGAAGGCAGACCCGTGAGTCCGGATAGAGGTCCTGAAATTTTAGCTAAAACTAAAAAGGATTCTTCGGGCAAAGATGTTTTAGATAATGGTAATCAAATTATCAAAACAGCTAATCACTTTGTGATCATCAATGGAGATAAACCAGAGAAAGCTTTAATGGCTATGAAATCAACACAGCTTAAAGTGAGTAGAGGGTGGAACTCTTTGATGCAAGATCAATTTGAGTCTGATCCTAAAACAAACAAAAACGTTCCTGCACCAATGTTTTCTAGAATTTACAAACTAAATTCAGTTGAGAACAGTGGTAGTTTTACTTGGCACGGATACAAAGTATCTTTGTTAAGAAAAGTGGATAATGCTTCCATCTATCAGATGGCAAGAGAATTCCATAATTCTTTAAAAAAAAGTAGCGCTGCAGCAAACACAAAAGAAGAATCTAATTACTAGTTTTTTCTTAAGAAGAATAGGGCGGGGAAAGCGAGAGTGGAACCCGCCCGAAACCTGGGATCGTTATGGAAAAAGAATTTATAGAATTATTTAAAGGGTATGAAGGTGATTTTGGTATGGCCGATATGGCTAATACTTCACTGGATGCCGACAAAAATAAAATTAAACCTAATTATGAATGGGCAGGTCGTCCTGTCACTGATGCCGATTATAAAAATCATTTATTAGGAAAAAAATCAATTGGAATTCAACCCTGTCGAATCGATGGTATGGTTCAATTTGGATGTATTGATATTGATCCCCCTGATTATGGAACATTTAAAGTCGAACACTATCTTGCACTTTTCCAACAATATAAATTACCATTAGTTCCTATTTTATCTAAAAGTGGTGGACTGCATTGTTATATATTTTTAACCGAGCCTGTTCCTACCATTGATTTAATAGAGGCGTTAAAAGCTTTTCTGCTGCCTCTAGGATTAAAACCAACTACTGAGGTTTTTCCGAAACAGAAAGAACTACAGAAGGATGATAAAGGAGATATAAAACCTGGTAACTTTATTAACCTACCTTACTATAATAATGGAAATTCAAACCGGTATGCACTAGATAAGAATAATTCTAAACTATCTTTAGAAAAATTTATTGAATTTGCAAACGCTTCTAAGATTAATAAAGAAACATTAGATCAATTAGTAGAAGAAACTCATAGAAATATATTATTAGGCACCAATGCAGAATTTGTAGATGGTCCTCCTTGTTTGGCTTTATGTTCTAAAACTAAACTCGATGATGGGAGAGATCGATTTATGTATAACTATATGGTTTTTGCCAAGAAGAAATATAAAGACAAATGGCCAGACCAAGTATCAGCAGCTAACTATAGTTATCTTGCCAGTCCTTGGGATAAAACAAAATTAGATTCTAAAATAAAAGCATGGAAAGGAGAAACGGCAGGCCATACTTGTTATGAAGATCCCATTAAAGATAAATGTATGCGAAGTCTGTGCTACAAAAGACCTTTTGGGGTTAAGTCTGATAGCATTTCTGTATTTCCAGAGATTCAAGATTTTGAAATGATTGCCTACGTAGAACCTGAGTATCGTTTTAATGTCATCATGCCTAACGATGACAAGATTCAAGTAATAATTAGCAATACAAAACTTATGACGACTCAAAAAGAAGTTTTAAATTTAATATGGCAACAAACTGGCGTTTATTTTGAACCTTTAAAACCAAAAGATTTTAGAGCTAAATTAAATGAATGGCGAAGAAAAGGTACAAAAGTTAAACCTCCTAAAGGAACGCAACTTGAAGACAGACTAGAAGAAGAACTATATCAATACTGTATTAATGGTCCTCAAGCTCAAGAACGAGGGCAAATTCACAATGGGTCTTGTTTTACCGAAGAAGGATTTCATTACTTTAGATTTAATTCATTCATTGAACATTTAGGAAGTAATTGGAAAATACCTGAAGAAAAAATTGCACAGAAATTAAAAGACAGATGTTTTGTAGAATTTGATCATTCCTTAAATGTTGATGCTAAAACTCTTAAGGTTTGTAAAGTTAAACAGTTGCACATTCATAAACTAGAATACAAACCTGTTGATCGGAAAGGAACTCATTACTAATGCGATATAAAGTAGTAGGACCACCCGGCACAGGAAAAACTAGAAGACTTTTAAAGGAAGTACATAAATATGTTAAACAAGGTACACCATTAGATCAAATAGGATATTTTGCATTTACCCGTAAAGCTGCAGGTGAAGCAAGAGATCGATTTCTAGCAAAAAACGAACATCTCACTAAAAAAGATATAAAATATTTTCAAACCCTTCACTCATTAGCTTTTAATACTCTGGGTTTAAAAGAAGAAAACGTTATGCAGGAAGGAAATTATAAAGCAATTGGTGAAACCTGTGGTATTCAAATTAAATATGCTTCCTATGAAACTAATAACTTCAATGGAATCTTTTCATCTAATAGCGAATATTTAAGTCTAATTAACCTAGCCAGAGTTAAACAAATTTCTGCAGAACAACAATTTAATTTAAACGAACACTTAACATGGATTACGAAAGGAAAACTTCTAGCCATTGAAAAAGAAATAAATAATTATAAACAAACGTATGGGTTAATTGATTTTACTGACATGGTTCAAAAATTTTTAGACAAAGGCAAAACACCTTTGTTTAAAGTTATTTTTGTAGATGAAGCCCAAGATCTATCTTTAATTCAATGGTCAATGATTAAAAAAATTGAAGAAGAAACTCAATGTGATGTATGGATAGCGGGTGATGATGACCAGGCTATCTTTGGATGGGCCGGCGCTGATGTCAATTCTTTTATTAAATGGAAATCTAGAGAAATTTTATTAAGCCAATCTGAGAGAGTGCCTCGTTTAATTCAGCAAGCAGCTTTAAATATTATTCAACGGATTTATTTTAATAGAATATCGAAAGATTATTTACCCAAAGATACCAAAGGAAATATTTATCAACGATACAAGTTAAATGATGTTGATCTAACTAAAGGAGACTGGTTAATTTTAACTCGAACGAAATCATTATGGAAATCTATTCCTCCTTTTCTAAAAAGAAAAGGGCTCTATTTTAATACAGTAGAAGGAAATAGCAT